AATAGACATTCTATTTCCAATGCTACCAAGGGTTTTATACTAGCCCCTCTTGTATGCATATCGGAAAGGGTTAATAAAGGAGTAGGAGCAGATATTTCTTCAAAAACTTTATCTGGTGTCCAATCAAACTCTTTCATTTCCAACCAAGCGAAATAATTGGAATCCCATTCTTTTATTATACGATGTTCTCTACGTCCTCCATATAATTTTACCAAAACAGTTTTAGTATATTTGGGAGTGTTCCCTAAAATTTCGTAACCGTTTCCATTCGGTTTAGAGGATAGTAACTCTCGCAACTCCTCTATTTTTTTATTTCTTCCTGCATAAATAGTCATATTTACTTTTGATTAAAGTAACATTGGTAAATCTGTTTTAACTTCCGGTATTTCGTCTTTATCGCCGGCACGACAATATACATTCATTCCTTTTTTAGCCCCCAAATTCTTAATCTCAGGGGAGTGTGCTAAAGAGAAGTACGGTCCAGTACCATTCCAATTCTCTTTCATACGCTTGTACGAGTCAGGTTCCCTAAATTCGATCTCTTCCATATCATCCCAACTAACGCTACCCTTACGCTTTATGATTTGGATAGCATGTTGGAAAGTAAATTCGTACTTTGGAAATAGATCGTCCACCCCACAACAGGATTCACAATCACTATCGAACGGTAGGTTTACAAAATCGGGAGAGGAAGATTTAACCCCACGTTCATGTAGCATTTGGGAAAACTTCTTACCTATGGGACGCCATACCTTATCCGTATTCCCGTCCATCATTTTGGCGTAATTAAACTTGTTATCTCGGAAATACTCTTGGGCTATTCGGGCATTGGAAGTCCGGTAGTTATAATAGCTAACATGCTTTGCTCCGTACTTCTTGGCGTTGTCGGCATAACCCGATAGACATTCGTCCGAACTATTAATACCGTACATGATAGGCTCCCACCGTACCCCGCACCATACTCCTTTGCGGTTTAAATCTCCGACCAGACGCCATCGCATGCTAGGCTGGGGAGCGTTCGGTTCCAACTTATAATTCAAAGTATCCGTCCCTCCCATGATAGATATTATGACGGCACAATTCAAATCCTTTATAATATCCAAGTACCGACGCATACCTATCAAATGAGATTTGGTTTCAAAGATAACCGGAACTTTGTATTCACGGAATAGTTCCAAAACCGGAACTACTACGTTATCATTGAAGTCCTCTATGCAAAACGTTTCCGATTTGCTTCCCATATTAAAGGGCAATCCCCGACGAAGGCATTGGATAGTCCAATCTTTGGTAGGTTTATCCGAACCAAATGCTCGGTCGAATAACTCCTTATAATCATCGACATTGCACGGACGTACCAAATCACGATTCCATCCGGTATAATATTTCTCGTACAGTTCCTGTTCCATTTCCCGACAGAAGCACCACCAACACCCCATGGAGCAACCGGAGAAAATGTCTCCGCCAAACGCTTGGGGACAACATAGTGAATCTCCTCTCCATCCTGCAATAGAACCGAATTGTAACTGAGATATGTTTTTCTTCATTAACTTAACTTCTTTAAAATATGAGCAGCAGTTTTACTGGGAGGTTCTTTTATGGGGTTCCTTCCAAAAATATCTACTACATAGTGTTTGTTATAACGAATATGAGGCTTTCCTTTGGAACTTAAATGATAGGTAACCAAGGGATTACTCTCTACCAAAATGTTTGCAGAATCTTTTTGCTTACTAAAGTCCATAGTTCCCCCACAACCGGAAGATCGTGTCTTCCCCGTTACCGAAGTAACCATAACTGATTCATACCCTTTATGCAAGGCTTTATAAACCAAATCCAAATCATCAAAATATCGTAGGTTAGGATTACTAAATCCTACCTCTTCAAACGTTTCCGTGTTCCATATGACGGCATTCCCTATTTGAGTAGTAGAAATGTAACGTTCGTTAGGTTGATTATAAGTTAGCATACCTCCCATAAATCCTGCATTTATAGTAGCACACGCTAGGTTATGAATATTATCAAAAGCCTCAAATAAGGGAAGTATGGTGGAAGTTAAATTCACATCCGCATCAAATCGGAAAAGTCTTTTGGAGTAACGGGAGGATATACTTTGAATGATGTTCTCTTTTCCCCCACATCCCACGTTCTTGTCTAACCAAACGTAAATATAATTGTTACACTTTTGGACTGATTCCCAAATCTCTTTAGAATCAAACGGGGATAGATCATTCACGATAACATAAAGCCAATTAGCTTTTGATTCCTTTTCGTCCATACGTAAGCTATCCAAGGAACGGAGCATAGGGGTAAAGTTATTGGCTACATTCCGTTCCGGCTTTTTTACGCCATGACTATCTACCCGATAGCCGGAGAAATAATATCCGCACCCTACGACACAATCGTATTGATCTGAAATGATTCTCTTCTCTATCTTCATCGGTAACTTATCGGCAATTCGTAGAACTTTACAAATTGATTCGGAACTGGAACGCTTGCAAAATCCGAACTTATGTATTTCAAATACTTTATAATTTTGGGATCAATCCCCATGAGTTTCGTAGCCGTTACATCTATCTCCCACTGATCCGTACCGGATAATAGGACTTTGGAACGCACCCTACTACCGCACTGCTCGGCATATTCCGCTCCCTCTATCCCGTCCATGACAACGAAGTTTACAAACTGTTTTGTTAGTTCATAGAGATCGGCAAGCCGTTCATGTAGAACGGGTACGCTAGCACGGGGATGCATACTACCTTTTTGGGTCATGGTGCCCATCATGTTCTTTATAGCCCCAGTAATTCCAGCCATACAATGCACCTTCATCTTGGGTATGTTAATTACAATATCTGAATTTAACATGTAGTCAGAGAACTTTGCACCATAAAGGCTTCGGTAAGTTTCCAAACGCTTTAACGTAAACTTATGAAAGTTCTCCCCGTCTTGCAAAGGAACTAATTCCAACATAGGGTATTTATCTTTCAAAGCAAAGTATCCGGTAGATTTAATCGTAGCGTCCCACTGATCCTTGAACCCGCATTCTCCTACGATAATGTGCGTAGGATTTTGCTGCAGGAGTTTTTCCACCACCATTTCCACTACCTTGACGTGAGTAGTCGAGGGAAAGTCCCACGTCGATAAAGGGGAAACCAGGTTTGGTTTGATAAACACGGTTTTCCCCGTCACCGTAGGAAATCCACTCCAGAAATACTCTGGAATGGATTCTACGGATAGGGTGGAATAGCTTCTATGCTCGACGATTTGTACCATTTACGCCGTGGGAATCTTCTGGTCGGGAGCAAAATGTTTAACTACTTTGGCAACCAATTTGATAAGACCTTTGTTCTCATTATCGTTTGCCTTGCCTCCGTTCTTTACCATAAAGGCGTTTGCTTTCTTTACCCAATCGTCTATGGTTTTCGGGTTTAGCAACAGAGCCTCACAAACAGCGTCGGTACGAACATACCCGTTTCCGTTTTTCTTCGGAGCAGGTTTCTTTGGTTTCTTCTCCGGTTCAGGTTCAGGAGCCTCATCTTCTTCCTCTTCCTCTTCCTCTTCCTCCTCTTCTTCAGGTTCAGGTTCTTTTTTCTTCCCCTTATTTACAGGAGCCTTCCCCACGTTCTTCTCGTGAAGTTCTTTTGCTTTGTCCTGTTCCGGTTCTCCTTCCAATTCGTTGATAACGTCCTGGGTAGGCTTGGTAAACTTATCGACCTCAGGGTCAATGTACGTGATAGCTTCTTTTATCTCTTTTACAAGATCGGCAATTTTGCCTTGAACATCGATGGGAGGCTCTAACCCCGTCATCACCTTGTTCATTTCCTTTGCGGCACTCCGCAGTCTTTTTTCATCTAACATACTCTTTTTCGGTTTTGATTAAACTTACAAAATTCTAACGTATTATACAAATAAATTTACAAACAAATTATAAACATGTGCAAAACTAGTCGTTATCCTTACCATCCCCTGTTACTTCCCAGTGGGTTTCCGTATTGTTTTCCGTTCGGGAAAACCGTAATGATAGTTCTCCGAATTGGAACCCTGCTGCTCGTTGCTTATCCTTTGAAATCTCAAACCAGGCTTCCCCCATATCTACGCACCTACTACCGTGAGGCGTTAAGCGGAAGATATTATGAGCCATAGCCCCCATAGAACTAGCCCCACGTAGCCCTTTCTTCTTGTCCTTACCGGCATGATGTAAGAGTAAACAAGCCACTTTCAAAGCCCGTAAGTCCCTGAGGAACGGGTTAATCTTATTGTTCCACTCCGAATTGCTATTCTCCTCTTCCAAATTGAAGAGAGTACTGATGCTATCCAAAACTACTACCTTGTAATTCGGATGCTTCTCTAACCAGCGTATGACTTTGATTTGATTCTCCCTATCCGCCAAGGAAAAGGAATCTCCCGTATCCAATTGATATTCCGGTATGGATAGTATTTGCATACGGTATTTACCTGCCTGTTTCCCTAACCATTCAAATCCCTTTATCCGTTCCTCCATTTCCTGCTCCCCCAACTCCCCGTCTATGTACAACGTTCCCGTAGGGTTTTTAACTAGCCAGGTTCCCATTTCAGCCTCTTCTGTTTCGTAGTCCCGTAATCCCAGCATATAACTTATTGCTATGGACAGTAAGGATTTACCGGAGCCATAGTTACCGTAGAGGATTGTCGTTTGCCCCTCTTTTAGCCACGGTTGCAACAACGTACGGGGGTGTTTCCTCCTCCTCTCCCTTATCCGTTCGATCGGCACTATAAACGTGTCCAAATTACGTTTAGCCGTGCCCAGCGGTTTAAACTCCCGTATCATCTTCTCTGCTTCCTCCCGTTTCCCTTCTGCAGAGAGGGCTTCAACCGTAGCGGTAAACATTTTTACATGTTGGTCGTTAAGGTATTTGTCCGTAGCGTCTAGCAACGGGGTGACGTCCAAGCCCTCCCGTTCGTACTCCCGACTGAGCCCAGGTAAAATATCCTGTTCGATTTCCTCTGCAAGATTCTTGGGTATCTGGTTCTCACGGATAGCGTTGTAGTAGATCGACTCAATGTCACGACCAGGTGCCCGTTCATACTTGTCGAAGTATTCCCAACACCATGTAGCTATTCTTCGAGCCATAGCCGATTCAATAAGTCTGGAGTTCCAAACCGTTTGTACCTTCTGGCAATACTCTGTCGAAGTTATTAGCCCTATGACAATCTGACGTTCGATCATGGTATGAATTTTATTCCGGTAATAGGATGAACATAGCATTCACGTTTAGGGTTCCAAACATATTTGGTACCGTCATCGAATATGGGAGGATGATTATTGTTTGAAGATTGTTCATCCCTTTGCTCCCAGGTACGGATTGCAGCTTGCCAATCCTTCATACGGTTTTTACCTATCATCCACCCTTTGGAGGAGTTCCAATCATAAAAAGTTTTGGGGTTAATTTTGTTATGTCTTTGTTTGCAATATTCACGTACCCATTCTAGTTTTGGAGGGATAATATTCTTTTGCAGTGGATTTCTCTCTACTCTCTCTCTTTTTATTTCTTTAGGTATCACCCTTTCTTTCTTTTTCGGAAAATCGGTCGAATCATCCCATGCAAAATCTATTTGCAAATGGTATGAAATTACTCTTCCATGCTCGTCTTTTTGCACAGTTTCTTTAGCGTATTTTAATGGATAATCTCTTCTCATGTTTTTTGATTAAAAAAGGAAAACCAGAGAGGTTATGAGTAGCTAGCCCCGTCCCCCCTCTGGAAATCCCCAACCTTAAAAAAGCGTCCATCAACTGTTGATAACGTTAGAGAGTATACAGTTATGATGAACGGAAATATTTTCTTCATGTCTAGCTCCATGTTAATACGATTCAGAGTTTAAAGGTAAACGACGTTTTTTTAATTTCCTAATTTGGTACTAACTATTTTTTAACTACTACTTTATCAACTGTTTAACCAAGTAGTCTGCTTCTTCTTGTTTCATACTTCCAGGATCATCGTGCTGACCTAAAAGCATAGTTTCAGCCTTAATACCCCTGAATTTTAACTCTGCTACTAATCGGTCGGCTTGTACCTGAGCCTGACTTTCGGGATCATATATTACCCATACCCGTTTAAAGGTACGAGCAATTACCCGTACCTGTTCCGGTGTATACTGTATACCGGACGTAGCAAACGAACAGGTTCCCAAACGCCAAACGTCCGTTGGACCTTCAACGCAGATACCCGTCTCACGCCATTCGTCCTGCCGACCGTAGAGGATATGCTTGTGGGGTATTAACTCCCTGCCCTTCGGGCAAGCTTTGTACCGCTTCTCATGGGAAGCCTTATTCAAAGCTAGTCGGGTATCAAACGAAACCATTTGATAGTCCCAGTGGAAAGGAATAAGGATTCTGTTTCGGTACTCTATGAAATCGTCTAGGACGCTGGTTGGGCCAGTACTCATGAGTCCCCATATCTGTTCTAACCGATCAGGATCATAACCTCTTTTGGATAGATATACCTTGTGCCCATCGGACAGCGGGGTAACTCCAGTAGGTAATTTGAATTCAATCTTTTTCTCTATTGGAATTACCTGTTCCGTCCGGCGAGCAAGGAGTAGTCCATATTGTCGGACTATCTCTCTGGATTCCGTTTCTCTGATATTTAAGATTTTAGACAAAGTGGGTGTAATAGGATGCCAGCCACACCGCCAACAAAAATAGTAATTGCTGTCGATGTTGAATCCTAAATGATACCCAATATGATCCCCCGTACACCAAGGACATTCCGTATTCGCCCAGCCTGGACGAGCGTGTTTATGCCCCTCAGTGACGAAGTCTACACTGAAATCCTGATATAGCCGGACTATATCCATAAGCTAAAAGTTTATCTCACTCGTGATTTTCCCTTTATAGCCTCTGCGACGGAGTTCTGTAATCAACTCCTGGGTAGATACGTCCGTCAGTTTCAATTTATTCCCGTTTGCCGTTGGAACCTCTCCCAATAACCGATCTTTGATGACCGGAGTTCTCTTGGAATACTTGTAGGCGTTATAACTGTCTATGAGGTTCTTTACCTCTAGGTCTGTAAACGATTCCGTTTTTTTAGCCTTCCATTTCCCTCGTGAACCTAGTCCAACGAAAGGGGTAAACAAGCCTTGTCTGCTCACATGGGAAGAAAAAGTGCTGGATATTCCATACTTCTTGACTAACTCCCCAAGGGTAACTGGTAAGTCGGCTTGACAGTACTCAAGCCATTCATTTAAGAATGCTTTGTACCTTGCGGTTGTGTCTGATCTGTATACCATTTTTTAAGGTTTTGGTGAATACTAACGTTTCATTACTGTTGTAAATTCTTTTGCCTCCTCCATAGAGATAGCTTTCTCTTGGAGTAGTTTATGAGCAAAGTCTACCCGATACATTGGGTGAACATTCCTCAGGAGTTCTACCAAAGACATTTCTAAAACCTTTGGTGGGTGGGTGTTATTATCCTTATCCACATAGGGTAATCCTAGTGAAGTGTTCGTTGCCACGATGGCTTGTTCTAATTCTTGTCTTGTCGTCATAGTCTTAAAATTAACGTATTATACAAATAACTTTTTTAATAGGCAAATGCAAACTTTAAAAACCGTATGATTTGCTTTGTCTTATCCGGTGGACAGTCCATGCTTAATAGGAAACTCCTTAACTTCAGTTCGGGGCGTACATACACTACTCTCCCTGTAACTTTGTTCCGTAGTTTCTTGGGCAAGATTAAATCCTCCGCATGATCGAGTATAAGTTCCACCTCAGGCATAATACTTTCCGGTATCTTTTCCCAGAAAGGAAAGCTGAGCTGTACTTCGTGTTGGGCATCCTCTAAATCTCCCTGGATAGGGTAGATTCTCGTTTCTCTTTCCAAATAGCTTTTTAAGGTGTTTGATATAAAGTTCCATACATATGTACTTATCTTCCCCTGATCGGGAGTATAAGTCTTCATAGCATACAGATATGCAATTACCGCTTCTTGGAAAAGGTCGTCCCAGTCTAGTCCTGAGGACGTATGGAACGACCAAGCGATCTTCCTGATTAGATTTACGTTCTCTTTCAGGCTTTGTTCTATGGTTTTATCCATATACGATCTCTCCTAATGTTATGTATTGAAATACTACGTCGGCATCCCCAGCGTCGAAGTCCTCATTGTCTGAGTCTGTTAATTTTGCTAACTCCGGTCGCCCTTCCTTTGCCATCATATTAATCCCATGCTGAATGGAAGCCATCGATAGTTTCCCTACGGGAAGCCCGTCTGGATCTTCCAAATCAAATATTTCTAACGTATTCCCATCCATGACGGCGGGGAGGATAGCTTCACTAAAACATTTCATGAAGAATGTTTCATCTCCATGAATCTCCGGTACGTATTTACCTACATACTTGCGAATGATAGAGTTACTTTTGGAATGAATTAAGTACCAGTAGTTGGAACCACCCTCTATGGCTGTTATAATAAAGTCATTGAGGGTTTTGAGAGGAATCTCGTGCTTGATATTAACTATAAAGTTGTTCATATTACTTCCTTTCTCTTACTTTGTTTTTGTCTAGATACTCGTCTATGACGTGAGATACGTCGTTAAGTAGCCACCAAAGGTGTTCTATTTCCTTTGGGTTAAGTATGTTTTCGGTAATCATACCTTGGATCAAATTTAATTTGTCCACACATAAACTTTTGGTGTATTCCATAATGATTCTATTTTAATTGGTTACGGGGTAGCTTTTGCTAGCCCCTGACTCAATACGTAATCAGCAAATCGGTCTACCATTATAGATAGATTTCGTACGCCACTGTGTTCACAACCCATAATGAAATGTATTATTTCTGTTCGGGTGGGCTCATACTGGATATAGGAATAACATTCATTCCATACCCTTTGAAATTCTTTAACATCATACAAATAGTTACTACTCATAGTTTTAAGTTTTACTTGTTGTTTGTATCATTTCATCCATCCATTTATTAAGATATTCGACGTTTTTAAACCATTCTCTTATTGCGATTTTGACACATTCAACGTCGTGAAAATAATCATTTGCATATCTTACTCCTAGAAATTCAAATAAGGAAATACAACTTGATCCAGTAGGAATATCTTTTCCACAACCTCTGCAAGGTTTAATTGTCCTTGTTTTTTTAATTACTTTCAATGATTTAAATGGCCTTTTCATTATTCGTAGGATTTTAGTAATTCACTTAACAATGATTCTGTTTCCGTAATCTTACCGTCAAGTACAGAATCCAATACCCGACGTTTCCGGTCTATCAAGTTCGCTATGCGTTCCTCTATTGTATTGTTCGCTAAAAGATAATGTATGTTGACACTATCCTTCTGCCCAATACGGTGACATCTATCCTCTGCCTGAACTAATTCTCCAGGCGTCCAAGGTAGTTCGAGAAACACAACGTTGGAAGATGCCGTTAGGGTTATCCCTACTCCAGCAGCACGGATATTCCCTACAAATAATCTTACTTTTGGATTGTTTTGAAACTGGTCTACCATTTCCTGTCTTGCGGCATTTGGAACAGATCCATCAATTTTTACGGCAACCACTTGGTCTTTATTAAATTCCGCCATGAGGGCATCTATTACAAACGTATGTACGGCAAATACTACTAACTTGCCATCAACTTCTAGGAAATTAGCGATCCATCTAATTGATTCTGCTAGCTTCCCTCTTACTGCTACCTGTTTGAGAACCTCTATGGAAGCTAACTGTTCTGCGTTACTTGCTCGTTCGGCAGCAGCTTTCCCTTTAGTCTTATGAATATACTCGATGAAGTTGTTCTCTGCTTCGGTGTATTCACTTTGATTCTCTAATTCAATAGGTACGAAGGAATGAATTTTGTCTGGCAAGTCCTTAAGTACGTCAGTCTTTAACCGACGTATCATAACTGTTTTCGTCAAGACATCGTGTAACTCCTGTGTATTGGAGGCTCCTCCGAAGTCCCAACCAAAGGGAGTTTGATGGGCATTACAATACTGTTTAGCAAACGCCCAGGGACTGGGGAATAAAGAACGATCAATCAAAGCTAAAGCGTTATACACTTCAATGGGACGATTAACAACAGGAGTACCAGAGAGGGCTATGACGTGAGGTATTCCCTTCCCCAAGAACTTAACCGCTTTGGTTCTCTGTGCCTTGTTTGATTTGTAGTAATGACATTCGTCTGTAATTAATACCGCTGGATTCACTACTCGTAACCAAGGCGTCCAATTCGGAAGTACGTCATAGTTTATAATCAGTATTTCTCCCGTAGGTTTCCACGGAGAAGTCCCACTGAGTACTTCCACTTTCGGATTTGTCATCCATCGTTCTGCTTCTCTTTTCCAATTTAGTTTCAATGACGCTGGGACTACGATTACGACCGGACGCTTTTCAGGATGTAATTGTAGCCAGGCTAATGCCTGCACGGTTTTTCCAAGCCCCATTTCGTCAGCAATCAAAGCCCTTCCAGATTGATTCTCAATGAAGGCTACTCCTATCTTTTGGAATGGGAACAGTTCTCCTTTAAGTCCTGGAATTGCATTGATATTGCTTAATTCTATTTTCCGTAATTTCCTCCGTTCCAGAAACGCTTCAAGTTTCTTATCTATTTCAAAGCCCCAACCAATAAGGTCTTGGAGGGACTTCTCATTCACCGGAACGGACCAACACTTCTCTTCCTTATGGAATACTCGACCTGGTAATTGTTTTATCATTTCGAGTACCTCATAGTCAAAAGGAAATTTGATTTTGATAACCTCCTCTCCTTTTTGATTCTCCGCTAACGTAGCAGTCTTTTTGTTTTTGTTTAATCCAAATGATAACATAGGATGATTATTAGGTACATTAACAACGTCCGATGACGCTGTACTATCTACAATTTGAGACTTCGGAACCCATGAATCGAATACGACGTTGACTAACGCCCCTTTCAGACGTTCCAAATTCTCTTTGGTGTAACCACCGATCAAGTCCCAATTCCAATAGTGTCCACCACATTCGGGACCAATTCCCAATTCTACCGATACGGGATGGGTGAGAGTACGCCCGCATACACAACATGCGCCAGTTCTTCTACTCTCAGTAGTTCCATGTCCATATAAATATACTGCCCGTTCGGTTTCGGCGAGTTGTTTGGCTACAAAATAAATTAACAATTTATTATGAGTAGCAAACCCCGTCTTGAGCTGATACAATTTTACTTCTTCATTCATTTTCGTTTTTTAATTGAGACTTAAATTAAACTGTTGGACCTGAACTAGTAACTTACAAACAGGACAGGTTACAAACCCAGTTTGTACGTAAGCTACTGGGGCACTAATAACTCCTGCTTTGATAAGGCATTGTAACATACCTTCATTCTCAGAGTAATTTTTAATGATTACTTCCCCGTCTTTCAAGGGATATTTCGGGACATTGATTGTAGCCACTGCTACGGTGTCTTTGTCAGTAGCATCTATCAGGACAATAGCTATCCTATCGTTGTCGTAATAACGAATCTGGACATAGCATTTCCACTGCCTGAACAAAACTTCGATCTGATTTAATCCTTGTTGACTTTTTTTACTGGTCATCCTCTGTGTATTTTATTAATGTTCGTATTAAATGACTGTAATCACTGGACTTACATTCATCCAGCACTTGCTTTATTTCTTCAGCAGACCATCCCTGACGGCTAGCAGCCTTCTGAAAGGCTCCCATTAGGGCATAAGCATTCCCATCTAACCCTTCAAGGGTCAGACGTACCTTCTTTTTTTCTGGTACTTTTCCCATTTTTAATTTGTGTTAGTTAAACAATACTATGTGCGTCATTATATAAGTGGGGATTTCGGTAATCATCCCCTTCATTGATTCCTGATTAAATCGTCCAGAAAAGTTTCTGATCGTGTTACTGCAAAAAAGGCACCACGATGCCCTGCCGTAGGGTTTTGCCTAATTTTTCAAAGCAAAAATACAGCGACAAGGCACCTGTAGGTGATTAATCGTTATACCGTTTCCTGTTAGTTGTAGATACGGTATTCATCGTCGTAATGGTAGTTTCTACAAGAGTAACAGAATCTATGTTCCGTTGGTAACAATTCTATTCCGCAGTATTCACAAACTCTTATTGCGGGAGTTTTTGTTGTATTCTCTGGTAGACTACGTTTGGGATCAGTAGCTGGGTCATAAACCCTATCCTCTGCCCAGCGGTCAACATAACTTCCTGCACTCTTGGTCCATGATGACTCTCCTTTCATCCATTTCCCGTCTTTATCCTTGTACCATGTATTGTACTTGGAACACGATTCAACGAACTTTGATTCAGGTAATTGATAACCGTACCTTTCGGTCAGGGCACATAGGTCGTAACATAGCAGAAAGGCATGATATAACTCATTCGTATCCACATATTCCTTATCGGAATGATGAGCATAATACCCGCAGGAGAGGTTAAAGCAACTGATTCCGATCTTCCGTTGTTGTACGTTAAAACAATCGGTAAACAATCCACTCGCAAATTCGTACTCATAAGCATCCAAGATAGGTCGAAGGTCTGCGGCAAAGGCTTTGGAGATTGTTCTATCTCCCATGTAACTATTTATGAAGTCATGCCCGTTCCAACGATCTATACCTCCCAGGAAGGTACAATCCTTGAAGAATGTTAAGCTGATGTTATTGGAACCCGTACCTCCACTCTCTTCTGAGGTAAAGAATACAACTTTGATATTGGGAACGATGCGTAACAATTCCAAACATACAAATATTCCGCATTTATCATCCCCTCCAATCCCAACTCGATCCTCTTTCTCATCTTCGGCATACAAATATATCCGGTTATGTTCCTTGTCCTTTTCAGAATAGACGTTAAAACCATTGCGATACATATGTACGGTATCCAAATGAGCACAGAAGCAAGGGCGCATTCCTTCTCCCTTGCTTACCAAGATATTCCCATACAGGTCTACGGTATAGGGAATGTTTTCAGATTTCAAGAAGCTGGCAATGAATATAGACATTGACGCTTCATTATACATAGTGGATGGTATTTTAAACACCTCCACCGCACGTTTGAACATCGCTGACGGCATTTCTGGAGCCAGCCAGTTAGGTTCAAATTGTTGATTAGTGGCACTCATAATCTAATTGTAATTGGTTTCTCATATCCCATCCAACAACCTGTTCTACATCTACCATAGGTGGAGGGGTAACGGCAGGCAGAAGGTGCGTTATTCCATCTATACCTATTTTTGTGGAAAGACGACCTGCATAAAACACCTTCACTCCATGCTCACAAGCTGGACAATGTACGTTTACTTGCCCTTGTTTTAGTAATACCCCAGATACTCGGTCTCCACAAACACAACAAGTAGTACTGATTTTCTTAATACAGTTAATACATACGCCATAAACACGTACTTTATCAACCCGTCCACGATACATCTGGTCGTGCGGATGCTTTTCTTTACATATACGGCATACTGGCCATTGATCCGCACATCCGGCACAATAAGAACGTCCTGTTTCAGCGTGGTATATTAAATCCTCAGAATAATGATACGCTCCACAACTGTAACAGCTATATACCTCCATGTTTTCAATACACTCCTCACATATTTCAACATGACCTCCTCCGTTTGGAAGATTTACTGTTTTGAGATACGTATAATAATGATTTTCACCACACTCACTACAATCTCTTACCACGTCATCATTCTCGTAACAGGTTGAGCATAATGTATAGCCGTCTACCTGAATTGATGGTTCATTACAGGATACGCTACATCCGCAGTGATGGCATTGTTCACGAATTTGGAAAGTCCCACCACTACAATCCTGGATAGTATTAATACAATAATCACTTTTGTTACTGAGGAAGTAATTACCTTTATCATCCCGATGTAAATGGCACATCGTATCCATATATGGAGCACCTTCGTTCTCCAAATATTCTATGGCTTTTGTAGGGAGGGGCACTTTAAGATAGATGGTACGTTCCCGATGATAAATAGAACTACTACCGTATTGACGCCAAGCCCAGTCATTCTCCTTTGCGTGCTCGATTAATTGATAATTATGAGCTTCCGAACCATAAATACGGTCCATAAACGTAACCTCATCATCTGTGTGCCAAACCTTGGTTTGCCATAGTAAAGCACGAAATAATAACCGTCCTGCTATTTTCTTATGAACGATTTTTAAGCCTGGAATGGTATTATAAAAACCGGAATAATCATGGCATCCATATCCGCTATCACTACGCATACAGGAGTTAAGCAGATAATGACTTAACTCGTGAGCATCCGTTTCATAGACAGATTCGATGTTTTCCGATATTTCATAATTAACCTCCTCATTGCTACCGCTAATGCGAGAAGCAAAGAGTTCAGCACCACGGGCAATGATACGATCTCGCAACTCTTCGTCACGAATTGTCATTCCCTGATTGTCATACACTCTGAACATAGAGGCAAAGAATAAAAAGAAACGTCCAGGTTTAATTTCCTGACGTCCCTCTTTTACCCATTGTCCCCGATCAGTTAAGGGTTGTTCACCCTTGGATGTTGGCCAACAAGTTATCTTATTCTGCTTGTTAAAACAGAAATAATTAAACTCGGAGGCTGGGAAGTCTAATGTCACATCCCTACTATTACCATCCATCGTTGTTAAACGTGGATCAATAATGTAAGTAATGCCAGCTATTTTTGCGTTTATTTCCGAACGCAAAAGCGGTAGCAGTTTCCTGCTAACCACAACACGGTTTCCCTTCATTCTTTTTTAAGGTTTTGATTAAAAACACAAATGTGACGTCTGATTAACGTCATCGAGCCGGAGTGGGACACGAGCCCACTTCAAACTCCAAGTCCGGCAAGGTTTTAATGTTCAATTGGTTTTGGTGAATTCTCTGGATGAACGCAAGCTGTTGGATTATACATAGTATGCCCCCACTTACGATACATCCATCTTTGTAATCGGTCATCCCAATATTTGAATAACCCGCAGTACACACAACGCTTATCAATTGTGTTTTCCACTTTCTGCCATTTATGGCGAATTAGTCTTGCTCTCATACGCTGGTCTTTTTTACTCTCTTCAAAACATGAGCACCATAAACAATATCAACTTTTCCGTTCTCATCCTGGATTCGATATACGACGGCTTGGGAACATGGTTTCCATCCTTCGATAATCTTTCCAGTTTTAACGACGGTAACAGTAACATCATATTGAACCATCGTTCCATTTTCAATCGGTTTCGTGGATTTCATTATATGCGGTATTTGTCTACTGTTTCCACAAGAGTTTTATGAAACTCTTCCAGAGTATTTCCAGCGATACAACAAATGATTTTTTCGTTAATTATCACTTTAGTATCAAGGAGTTCTCCATTCCAGACATCAGATTCATAAGTGATTACTGAGTCCCCAAATGTTCTAAATGACATTTTTGTAGCTTTCATTTCTTTTTAAGGTTTTGATTCAAACGATTTTTATCAATTCTTCACGTATTTCCCAGAAAGGAGCACTACGATAGTGTCCATCTGATTCTTCTGGTAGTTTATCTCCTGGATAATATACGGAAATGGTTACTCGTCCGTCATTCTCATATATTACCTTGCGTTCAGCTTCTGATTGAGTAGCGAAAACTCCCTTATATGTATCCGTAAGGTTACTATCACCATCCCAATACCAATACAACAAAACATACACTTTAACTTTTTTCATTTCTTTTTAGGGTTTTTGATAATTAAAACTCGAACTGTCTATAATACGGCATAAAAAAAGGGAACGGATAAATCCATTCCCTTGATTCTGATTTGATTCCCTTTTTACTTTCTGGAATAGGAAGTATGCTTTCTAAACATTGGAAAAGTCTTTTTGGGTTTCTCCCTCTTTAACTTATCCAATAAAGCAATTGCCTTATTCACGTGAATGATCCCGTGACGATCCATCAGATTTTCGATTTCATCTAATGAATACTCCCTGATTTTAACATCTGGCTTGCTCATATGACATGATTCTTTACGCAGCATACAATCCAGAACAGTACACAAGCAAAATAGAATACCCATAACATACTCTCTGATACTTTACGGGCTTTGCTCCTCTGCTTGCGAGGAGGCTCGATGAACAAAGTGTTCATAACTTCTACAATCTTCATCTTTTTTAAGGTTTTGAAAAGACGGTTTAATGAATGTTTAATCGACATAGTCAAAGACTACGAGTGAGATTCAGGAATGATAACAGTTTCATTCCTCCGGCAGTACCAGGCAATGACGAAATTACGAAATGCCTCTTTAACGCTAACATTTCTACCCTTGGGATAGAACAAAGTGGTAAACTCTCTGATCGAACCTTCCCAATGTAACCGGCATCCGGTACGGATAAACCGAGTTGGAATAATAGGTTCCTCAGCGATTTCACAATCATTCCCTTCCATCCTCATTAATACCGTAGTATTGTGAGAATTTAGACGTACGGAATAGGTACGTTCTGGAATGGTTCTCTCCTCTATCTGATATACGATAGGGAGTTGCTTTACGCTACTTTTCATCATTTTAAGGTTTTTGATAAATTAAAAAACTAGAACTCTCTATAATACTCAAAAAAAAAGCCGGATATGAAATCCGGCTCGATCATTCGTTAGAAACCAAAAGTAAACGTTACGTTGGAAAGTAAAACTACGTCCCCAGTTTCGTAGAGTAAACGGAGAACAGGAAGTAAGTCTGCGATAGTTTCTAGTAGATCGTCATTTTCGTAGACTTTCTTCAGGTCGTAGTCTATTAAAATAGATTTCTCAAAAATAGGGTTCTTATCATCGTAGATAGGTGATAAATCTATTTCTGGAATACCTCCCGCCAGTTTAAGAGTAACCGGAGAACCTGCGACTCCGAAAAATGATTCTTCTACGATAGGAATTTCCGAAATGATATGCTTAACGGTAGTTTTTCCATCCGTAATCTTTTCGCATTTACGAAGTAAAATGTACGGCGTAGGTTCGTCATTTTCGTTCCCGTAGCGGAAACTCTTCATTTCTTTTTCAATAAACGTTTTCATCTTCTTAATTTTTAAGGTTTATAATAGAAATCCAAAATGTTCTCAGACGATATTTTTGGGACATCTTCCGGTACGTTCGGAAGCGAGTTAGTTTTCCATTTCCTTCCTCCCTTATTCCCGTAGTTTTAGTTTATGACCTAAAGAATTAGTTCGTCCCTATTAAACGAAAAAAAACCGACGGTTTAACGTCGGTTTAACGGTACGAACGGGTAAAAAAAAACCGGAGTAAAATTAATTACTCCGGTTAAAATTCGCTTTCGGTTTTACTCGGCTTTCGTTTCGGCGTCGGCTTTCGTTTCGGTTTTTTTCGCTTTCGTTTCGGCTTTCGGCGTTTCGGTTTTACCGTTAACGGCGTCTTTTCCTAGATAACCCCGAAGTAAACGAAAGCCGTATTTAAAATTAGCTTTCGTTTCCTTTAAGTTACTTTCCTTTCCCGTTTCCTTTTTAAAAAGGTCGTCGGCTAGTTTACTTCCTTTTTCCTCCGGTACGTTTAAACCGTATTTCCGGAAAATAACGCCTACGGCGTCGGCTCGGGTAAACTCCGAACTTTTTAATAAAACTTTCGCTTTACTCATTTTTTTAAGGTTTTAAGATTAATAAAATAAAATACTCTCTATAATACGACGTCGGAACGACGGTTTAACGGTTAAAAAAAAACGGGACGTTAAACGAGTAAAAAAATAACTCGTTAAACCGTCCCGTTTACCTTAAAAATAGATTAGTTCGCTTTCGTTCGCTTATAAGTTTAAACGCCCGTTCCGTTTAACGTCCCGATTTTTACGGCTAGTATAAAAACTTACGGCTTTCGCCCCGTCCTATTTTAACTTTAAACGTCGTTCGACGGCTATTATAAAACTTTCGCTTTCTAGCTTAATCGGGTAAACGGTTTTACGTTCCTCCCTTATAAGGTTTTAAAACCTTTCGGCTTTAACTCGGTTTTATCGACTTACGGTTTTACTCCGGCTTTCCGTTCTCCGTTCCTCCTCTCCGTTTACGGTTTTACCCGTTTTTTTCCTCCGACGGTTAAACGCCCGAACTCCGTTTTACGTTATTTTCCCGAACTTAATTAAACCGGCTAGTTTTTCGCTTTTTACTATTCGCTTACGTACGAACGGCGTTTTTTTCGGTTTACTAGCTTAAAACCGGAGAGGCTTATTTCTCTTAACTATCTAGTTTCTAGCGTTTTACGTTTTAGGTTTTACGGGATTATTCCCTCTCCCGATACTAACTAAAATAATCGAATAAAACTAATTATTTTATAATTAATTTTATATACGGTTAAAAATAACTTATAAAACGTTAATTATTAATAAGTTAGGAACGCATAAACGTTATACTATTATTATAATAGGCGTCGGGTAAACGTTCCTAAACTATCGGGTAAACGTCCCGACGTCCCGAACTCGAAACGACGTCGGAACGGTAAACGGAACGGGACGGCGTTTAACCGTTAAACGGGACGGTTTAAACGCCGTCCCTATACCTTAATAGATAGGGACGCCGGAACGGGTAAACGTACCGTAAAACGAACGGGACGCCGTTAAACGGCTAAAACCGACGGGACGCCGGAACGCCGTAAAACGGGACGCCGTAAAACTAGGTTTAAAACTAGGTTTAAACGGGACGCCGGAACGCCGTAAAACGGCGTTTTACGGGACGTAAATGTGTTATAAAGATAGGCGTCGTAAGTTATTAATATATAGAGAGTTAAGAGTCCATAGACTAACTACTATTATCGGAACGCCGTAACTTATTAATATAGAGAGAGTTAAGGGAGGGACGTACCCGTTTCGCCGATAGGGACGGAGGACGTGGGCGATTGGCGTCCCTAAAAATTTCTGCATACTAAATGTTTAAAACCGTTTTTGCACACAAGGCTCCCTACCCTCCCTACCGTTATGCACAGTACCCGATACCCCTATTTGCACAGTTACGCTTACTCCTTGCACACTACTATTCTGCAAAACGACTTATATTTACCTTTCCGTAAGGGGAACCTGACTTTAGACCTACCATATTTTTTTTACTATGGCGATGACTCCTTATAGGTTTGCACACTATTAGGTATTGGTACCTGCAAAATCTTCGTATTTCTACCAAATCCGGTTTTGCACAGGATATTTACGGGTTTTGCAGGCTAGAAAAATTTGCAAAGTTTTCGTTATGCAGAATCGTTTTTGCAGGGTTAGTATATATACTACCAAAAAGGAAGTGCAAAAACGCCAAGAATTGCCTAGTATATATACTAAGGTGATGGCGGGATAAAATTTATGGTAATTTAGAATTGGTCTGCGTAAGTATGACACGTTGTATGCCGGCATGGCTGTACGGTATGAAGGGGGCATGCTGGGGAAATCGTTTTGGAAAAAAAAATCTGGAAAAACGAAACCTGATATCAGAAAATTACGTTATATTTTCGTGCAAAAGCTTGAAACCATGGAACGAAATATGGAGCGGGAGAGGTTAAATGAGTGGAACGAATATCGTCCCCAACAAGTGTATGAACTTGCCTTGCTTGGCGGACTGACCCACGAGGATATGGCTCGCTGTATGTGCATTACCCTGACGACGTTTGAATCATGGCTGAAGACTCATGCTAGCTTCGCCCACTCGCTGGAGGAAGGTGGTATGCGGGCAGTCGCCAGAGTAGCCCGTGCATTGTTTCGGAGTGCTGAGGGGTATGAGTATGATGAAGAAGTATGTGTGTTTCGTAAGGGACAAATGTTTAAAGAGGTCGTACACCGTGTGATGCCCCCGAACGTTGCAGCATGTATAAAGATTTTAAGTGCCCGTCATAAGAGTGAATGGTCCGAAGTGCAAAGGACAGAGATTACCCAAACCACGAATATTAATCTGGCTCGGATTGATTTGTCTTCCTTGAACACCGAAGAACTAACTCTCATGAAAAGTATAGGACTCAAAATGATACCTAACCGTGCCGATAGTAGCAATTGAATCGAAAGGTAGCCCCAAAGCAGAACTTTTGACCAAGGCTCTGGCCAACCCACTGTCAATCATACGTGAACTAAACAATCGTAGCCTATACCATTTTGTACAGTACTTCTGGCCAGTCGTGTCCAATCATACGTTTTCCCCCAACTGGCATATCGAATACCTTTGCCAGGAATTAGAGCATATGGCGTACCAGGTCGGTAGCAAAAAGCCACGGGAATACGATTTGATAATAAACGTCCCGCCAGGATCAACGAAAACCATAACTTGCAGCATCATGTTTCCTGTATGGTGCTGGACCAAATGGTGGTGGATGCGTTTTATATGTGGTAGCTACTCCAAGGATTTGAGCCTAGAATCTGCAGAATATAGCCGTGAACTTGTACGCTCCCCAGAGTTCCAGGAGATTTACCCCGATTTGGACATAAAAGAGGATAAGGATACCAAATCGAACTTTAAAGTTGTGCATAAGGAGATTTTGGTAGGTGGTCGAACCCGAAACTATTCTGGTGGTAGCCGTTATAGTACGTCCGTGGGAGCCACCCTAACTGGATTTCACGG